AATGATTGGCATGGGTCAGATTCCTTGGAGCGAGAGGGTCAGGGTGCAGACGCGCTCGTCGCCTGGCGAGCCGTCCGTGTTGGATTCCGTCCGGAACGCGGCCGTGGCGTCCGTGCAGACGATGGTCGCCGTGCCGGCCTGCGTCTCGACGCCGTTGAGCTGGCCGCAGATCTTGTCCGCCTCCTGGGCGACGGCAAGGGTCGTGTCGCCGTAGATGTTGACCTCGACGGTCACCAACCAGAGGCCGGAATCGGTGCCCGGCATCGCGCGCGACGCCTGGGCGGAGGTGATCTCCCAGACCACGGCCGGGCACTGCGTGGTCGGCCGCCTCATGCCGACGGCGACCGGGTTGGTGGTCGCGGCGTCGAGGTGGTGCTGCACGGCCTTGCAGACCGTCTCCAGGCTCATGGCTTGCCCTCCAGGAGCTTGCGGGCCTCGGTGAGCACCTCGGCGGCCATGGCGTTCGAGGCGCGCTGGAGCGACCGCTGCGCCCACAGGAGGCTGCGGTAGGCGCCGGGGATGCGCTTGCCGGCGGCCTTGTGGCGGAAGCCCAGCTCCAGCAGGTGGTAGACGCGCTGGCGGCCCTTGGCGCGCGCCCCGCCCTTCTTGCCGTACCGGACGCCGATGCGGCTGCGCAGGGGCGCCGTGGCGTTCCCGCCCAGGCGGCGGATGTCCAGCTGGGTGGCGCTGGCGATGGCCCGGCGGTGGGTGGCCTTCTTGCCCCGGTAGCTCGCGGAGCGCCACAGGGCGGCCATCTCCTTCGTGAGCGGCGCCAGCGCCTTGCGGGCGCCCTTCTTGCGCACGCGCTCGTTGAGGTTGGCAGGCAGGCGCTCCAAAGTCTTCTGGAGCTCCTTGGTGTCCACGGTGATCTTGAGGGCGTTGGTCTTCACAGGACCACCTCGACGGCTTCCAGCTCAAGGGTGCGCCGGCGCTGGTCCTTGTCGGTGCAGCTGCGCACGTCCAGGGTGCGCTGCACGCCGTTGTCGGTCCACAGGAACCGGCTTCGGGTGGAGAGCGAGGAGGTCCACGGGCAGAGGATGCGGTAGGAGGTCTGTATGGCCGGGCCGCCGTCGTGCATGGCCTCGGTCGTGTCCAGCTGCTCGATGTAGATGGGCAGCGCCGACAGGCCGCTGACGGTCGCCCACGTCTCGGTCCACTGGCCGAGCGCGTCGGTCGATTGCGTCGGGTTCTGCACCGCCGCGACGAGCCGCATCATGCCGTGGGGGACGTGGGCCATGTCAGCCGATGCCCTTCCCCATCATGGCGCACACGTTGTCCCAGAAGTCGGCCTTCAGCGGCACCGTGTCATCGCCGCGCCCGGCGTTCAGCTGCGTGACGCGCTGGAGGACCGCCATCTTGAGCAATGGGTGCAGGGTGTTGTTCCCGGCCGAGACGGTCAGGACCAGCGGGTATGCGAGGTTCGCGACGCCCGTGAGGTTCGCGTAATGGAGTCCGTTGATGGTGACGAGCGAGAGCGTCACCGTCGCGCTCAGGGTGTCCACGCAGGTGCAGGCCGTCGCCGGCTGGCGCTCCAGGCGCACCAGCTTCGTGATGCCCTTGGGCTCCTCAACGACGTACTGCGTGCGCGTGACCGGGTCCAGGCACCAGCCAGTCCGCTCCTCCAGCTCGGAGACGGCGGCGTTGTAGGCGTCCTGTAGGTACGCATCGTCCCCGGTGTGGAAGACGCGCGCCGAGTCCTTGAGGGTGGACAGGTTGATCGGCATTCATGCTCCTGGACGCAGAGGGGGCGGGCGGGGAGAAGTGCCCGCCCCCTTGCGCTTCCGGGGGACTTGCGTCAGGTGAGCGTGATGCGCAGGGCGGCGACCGCCTTCGGGCGCGTGATCTTCGAGTTCGCGAAGACCATCGCCTGGAACTTGATGAGTCCGGGCGTGGTCACGTCATCGCGGAACATCGAGATGCCGCCCCACTCGCGCACCGCAAACGCCTCGCGGACGTTGGCGAACATCAGCGGGATGGAGTTGGTCACGGCCGCCGTCTGGCGTCCGGGCGCGTAGGGCGCGATGTAGACCGGGCGGCCCATGAGAGTCATGGGCGCCTGGTTCTCCATCACCTGCACGTCGCTGCTGGGGATGAAGAGCGGGACGTCCGTTCCGGTCGCCTTGATGCCGCTGGCGATCTGGTAGTACGCGTCCTGGCTCATCACCCAGGCGGCCTCGTCCCAGTACTCGCTGGGGAGGGTCTTGTAGCGCAGCTCCTGGAGTCGGGCCAGCGTGAAGGCGCTGTCCCAGCCGCTGCCGCTGCCGTGGGCAGCGGAGTACGCGGACGCCAGTCCCTTGAAGTTGGCGTTCTGGAGGAACAGCCCGGTGGGCTGGTCGCTGCCGGTGCCGACCGTGTAGCCGCTCTCGATGCCGCGGGCGATCTTGCGCTGGAGGTCGTTGATGACCTCGGCTTCAATGTCGAAGTTCGCCTGCCGCACGGCCCACTGCGTGACCTCGGACTTCGGGAGGCCGCCGACGGGGTTGAGGTTCACCTCGGCCCACGCGCCGTCCAGGGCGGTCGCCGTCTTGAGGGTTTCGGTGGTCCAGAAGGCGCTGGCGGCCGCGTCCGTCTCCAGCGTGTTGACGCGCACCGTCACCGAGCCCTGCACGCCCGTGCGGAGGTCCGCCAGGTTGCGAACGACGGTGGTGCGCTCCATGTACTTCAGGATGCCGGCCTCGTAGATCTTGGGCACCAGCACGCCCGAGGAGCTGCCCGTCGTGATGTCGCGGAACTCGTTGAGCCCGCGCGACTCGGGGGCGCGCCCGCCGCGGCACCAGTCGATCCACTGGTCGCGGTACTCGTTGGAGGCCGTCCAGTCGAACGAGCGCTTCTCGTTCTCCTGGCTGGCCTTCTCGACGGCGGCGAAGGACGCGAAGCGCTCGCGGAGCTGCGAGGCACCGATGTGCTTCTGCATCTCCTCGATGTCCCGCTTCAGCGGCTCCAGCTTGTCCATGAGCTCGGAGCCGCGGGCCTCCTGCTCGGGGGAGAGCTGGTCGTTTGCGAGGAGCTGGTTGAGCTCGGTATTCAGCGCATCGCGCTGCTCGATCATCTCGGCGCGCTTCTTGAACAGGTCGGTGGTCTTCATGTGAGGGCCCTCAAACGCAGACGAAGCCTCGCGAGCGCGGGGCTGTAGGTGCGTGCTTCGGCGCTTGTCTGCGGGTACGCGCCTGATTCGACGATGGAAACCTCGCGCAGGTCCACCTGCGTGAGGGTGCGCTCGGAGCCCTTCCAGGCGTCCGAACGGACTACGAAACCGAACGACATCTCGGAAAGGACGCCGGAATCGACCAGGGCGTACACGTCCTTCGCCCGCTGGGTTTCCGGCAGTTGGACATCGAAGGCCAGGCCGCGCTCGTCCGACGCGAGCTTCAGGCGCTGGCTCTTCGTGTTGGCGAGAAGCTCGCGACGGTCATGGCCGACCAGCAGCGAGATGTTCCCGCGAAGGCTCTGGTCGAACGCGCCGCGCGCCACGCGCTCGGTGAACGGCTTTCCGCCGTTGACGCTGCGCACGACGAGCGGGTGGCTCAGGGCGTCGTAGACGGCCGCGTAGCCGCTCAGCCGGTTGCCGTCTCGCTCGAATGCGCAGCAGCGCGTCTCCAGTCCGTAAGAAGTGGCCATCTCGCGCCTTCCCTTCGGGATCTTGGTCGCTTGGTCCTTCGGATCGGACGAACCCTTGTAGACCAGCTCCTTGATGTCTGTCGCGCTCGCCTTGGTGGTCGTTCCGTCTGGCGCGGTGAGCTCGTACTTCGTCTGCCCACCCTCGAAGCTCAACTTCCCGAGCTTGTAGCCCATCTGGGACAGAGCGGCCTCCGTCTCGTCCTTGTTCAGGCGCTTGGGGTCGGCCGGGAGCTTGACGTTGTGGCTCTTCTGCTTTTCTGAGCCGGAGCCGCCCTTTGCGGATCCGCCGGAAGACCCCGTGGAGCCGTCTCCACCGCCTCCCTTGGCGCACTCGTTCCCAGATTCAAAGCCGCCGGATCCGATCCCGCAGTTGCGGAACATGAGGTCAGAGCGCATCGTCTGCCTCCTGGTCTTCGTTCGTTTCGCCCGGACCCGTCGCTGCCGCTGCGCCGCCGGGCATGGAGACGGTTGGCTGGTCGAGGCCCGACATGGGCGGCAGGCCGACCCGGCGGCGGGCGTCGTTGGGGCTCATGATGCCGGCGAGGACGAGCTTCGCGAGCGCCTGCCCGGCGTCCTTCAGGTTGCCGCGCAGGATCAAGTCCTTGTCGAAGCACAGGCGCTCGCCGGGCGCGAGGAGCTTGCGCTCGATCTCCGCGCTCCAGGCCGCCGACCACATGGAGAGGCCGCTGTCCACGTAGGCGCGGGCCGTCTCGACCTGCGAGGAGAGCGCGCCGCCGCCCTGCTGGAAGAGCATCTCGGGCGGGATGCCGAAGGCGCGGGCGATTTCCTGGATGCTGAAGCGCCTGGACTCCAGGTTGGTGCTGGAAGTCTCCTGGCTGATGCGCTCGGCCTTCATGCCCTCGCGCAGGATCAGGGGCCGCGAGGCGCCTTCCGGGTTCGCGTGCATGGTCTGCCAGGCGTCGCGGATGGACTGCACGGCCTGGTCGCTCATGGCGCCCGGATGGCTGAGGCTGATCTTGCCCGTCGAGCCGGTCTTGACGAGCGCCGAGTGCGCCGCGTCCTGGTCGGCGGCGAGCTGCATGGCGTGGGCCGTGGCGTCGAGCGGGGAGACAAACCACGCCGGGAACAGGAGGTCCGGGTACGCGCCGATGTGCACCACCTGGTCGGCGGCGAGCTTCACGTCCTTGATCAGGTACTCGACGCCCTCGTCGGTCCACTGGGCGCGGGCGGCGCCGACGGGGATCGGCTGGAGCTCCGCGACGGTGCCGTCGCTGGCCCGGCGGATCAGCGCGAGGCCGTTGCCCGAGGTAAGCGCGCAGCTGGTGACGAACCGGCGGAAGTCGAATCCGGACTGCCAGCGGCTGGCGTCGCGGTTCAGGAGCTGGGCGATGGGGTGGCCGTCGATGACGGTGCCGTCCTCGCGCTCCACGCGGATCGGCAGGCGGGCGATGTCGGTCGAAAGCAGCTGGACGGCGCGCACCACCGACGGGAGGGTCGATGGGTCCACGGTCGGCGTGGTGGCGCCTGACTGCCAGACCACGACGGTCGGCTTCACCGCGAAGATGCGCGAGAACCACGTCACGCTCCGGATGGAACGAATGTGCCCCCAGATGTCAAGCGGATTTCAAGAGAGTGGCACGATGGACCTCAGGTTGCACCTCAGCGCATACCTCAACCGATGGGGCAGGCACTGTTCGCGATGCCGCTCGCCTCGCGCACCTGGTGGTGCTCCATCAGGATCGCGGCCATGTTGCCGGCGACCACGGCGTCGGTGTTGCCCGAGCTGCGCCCCTTCACCGGGCGGATGTTGCCCACGTTGTCCTTCACCAGCCGCACGGCGTTGAGCGCCGCCCGCAGGACCGGATCGTCCTCGTAGCAGAGCTGCCGGCTCTTGAGGAGGTCGCCCCAGAGCTTCCACGCCGGGGCCATTGTGCGGATCGACTGGTCCACCGGGACGATGGGCCACCCTCGGTCCTGCCAGCGCTTGATGTCCCGCGCCTGGCTGGGGTGCGGGTCCACGCCGATCTTGCGGATGTCGTAGCGGGCCATGAGCGCCTCGATCTCGGCCTCCACGACGGTCATGTCGTGGTACTCGCCGGGCATCCGGCGCAGAAACCCCCGCTCGCACCACTGCCCGAGGGGGTTTCGGCACCGCTTCTCGTCCAGGGCCATGTCGAGCCCGGCCCACCAGGAGACGTTCCGGGCGCGCAGTTGGGGCCCGTCCACGACCATCAGGCACATGGTGGTGAGGTCCAGCTGCGGTCCGTAGCCGCCTCGGGAGAGGTCCAGGCCGATGACGGCCGGCGCGCCCTGGAGCCGGGACCAGTCGCAGGGCTGCATCTGCCGCTCCAGCACCGACAGGTCCACGTCCGTGGTCGCGATTTCGTGGTAGCGACACGCAAGCTGCGTCTCAAACTCCGCGATCTGCTCGGGATCGCCCGACTGGAGCATGGTCCGCGCCGAGAGCTCGAGCTGCGTCGGGTCGATGATGGTCCCCAGCCCTGGGTGCGCCTTGCCCCACGTCGTTGGGTCGGCTGCCTGGTCATCCTGCTCCAGCCCGTAGAGCATCGGCCACCAGCCTGCCGGGTACGGGCTGCCGTCCGCGATGGAGCGCTCCAGCTGGTCCCAGTAGCCCCAGATGGGGCGGGTCTTCTGCTCGGGGTCGGGGGTCGTGATGGCGAGCAGCTGGCTGGTGGCGAACTTCGCCAGGCCCGTCAGGAGCCGTCCGAACGCCTTGTCCATGCGGGCGACCTCGTCCGCGATGACCAGGCGCGCCGTCAGCCCGTCGAGCGCCTTGTCCGTGCAGGGCAGCGAGATGTACCGATTGCCGCCGTGGCGCACCCTGCCGGGGTGCGCAGGCGTCGAGCCGCCCGTTGCCTTCCAGCTGTCCTCGTCCTTGTCGGCCACGTCGCCGCCGAGCGTGCCGCACATGGTCTGCATCCGCTCGAAGGTCTTCTGGGCGAGCCGGCCGTCCGGGGCCACCGAGCAGAACTCCAGCCGGCTGCCGGGGTCGCGCATCGCCGCCATCAGCAGGCTCGCCGCGAACTCGGTCTTGCCGTTGCCGCGAGCGACCGCCAGCAGCAGCGCCTTCGTCGCGGGCGTGTCCGAGCGCCTGCCGTCGATCACCCGCCGCCTGGCGAGCAGGACCATCGCGACCATGCACTGCCAGGGCATCCAGACCAGCGGCTGCCCCGCCCCGGCCTCGGCGCCCTGCCCGCACTTCAGCGCGAAGGCGCGGGCGTCCTCGGCCCGCTGCTCGTCCCACCAGACCGAGTGCGCCGCCGGCTTCGCCCGCTCGGCCAGGTAGCGGCGGCAAGCGTCGCGGACCCGTGCGTTGGCCGCCGTGGAGCCGTCCAGGATGGCCTCCGCGTAGGCGTCCGCTTGCTGGGCGCATAAAGGCGGCTTCGGGCGGTGCTTACGCCGTCGGTCGGTTTTGACGG